GTGGGAACAGTCACTAAACGTCAACTTAAAAACGGCACAGTACGCTACAGAGCACAAGTTCGAGTTCAACGTGAAGGTTATCCACCGTATAAAGCATCAAAGACATTCAGTAAGAAATCACTAGCTGATGAGTGGATAAAAAGAACTGAAGCTGAAATTGAGTTGAATCCAGAAAAGATGCTAAATCCGGATGCGGAACTTAAGCATAAAACTTTAGCTGAATTTATTACTCAATATTTAGATGAGGCGGATAATTTCGCGGAATCAAAAACAAGTGCTTTGAAATTTATCGCTAGTTTAGAGATTTCAGAGAAAAATATCTATTCATTAACACGACAAGATTTTTCTGACTTTGCTATCTGGAGACGTAAAGGAGATCCAATCACTGGTCGTGATGGGGTTGCACCTTCCACCGCATTGAAAGATTTAAGCCATATAAAAGCTGTATTGGTCCACGCTCAATTCGTTTGGGGTGAGCCCCTTGAAAATGTTATTTCAGAATTTGAGAAAGCATTAATCGGCTTAACCAAGGCCCGAATAGTTACAAAGAGCAAATTACGTGACCGCCTGCCAACTGATGAAGAACTGCAAGCCTTGACGACTTTTTTTTATAAAACATGGAAGCGTAAGAAAAAATCTGTCCCAATGCATCTTATTATGTGGTTCGCGATTTACTCGGGTAGACGTGAAGATGAGATGTGTACTCTACGGTTGACGGACTTTGATCGGGCAAATTCACAATGGCTGGTACGTGATGCAAAGCATCCCGATGGATCTGAAGGTAATCACAAATATGCCCACTTTGAGCCTAAGGCAATTGAGCTCGCAAATAAATTTTTAGAGCATGATACCCGTAAACGAATCTTAGAACTTGGTTATTCAGATCAGTTACTTATTCCGGTTAATTCAAGAACAGTCTCTGTTTATTTTACACGTGCTTGTAATGCACTAGAAATTGAGGATTTACGCTTTCATGATTTACGGCATGAAGCTGCTACAAGATATGCGGAAGACGGGTTTTCGATTCCAAAACTACAAACGATCACATTGCATGAATCATGGAATACTTTAAAACGGTATGTGAATCTGAAAAAACGTGGACGTCGATTAGATTTTGCTGAAGCTATGAGTGTAGCCGAAGCTGATTATAATAATCACTATAAGGAATGGAATAAGAAACAACGGGTAATCTCAGAAATTGACACGTTTGAGGCCTTTGAAGTTTCGGAAAATTTAGAAATTGATGTTCCATACAATTTTATCAAAACTCAACTGGAAAAATTTATAGAGACACATAAACAAAGTAAGTACTTCATCCGAAAACATGTTAAGAAACTAAATACGCCCTTCCCTTTTGCATGGAACAAAGAAAAGCAAGAGTTCTATATCACAGAGATTCAAATTGCCTGGGAGGACTGGTTTGTTGAACATGGTGAAGTAGACTGGAGTGAATTACCACCTGAAGCTTCACATTTCAGCTTTAAGAAAAATAAAGTTATTCGGTTGTTTAAAAACCGAGTACTTGAATTTGAGCATGAATTAAAAGCGTGGTTAGATATTTCTGATAACTATTATTTTGATGAGAACTATCATATTGAAAAGTAATTTTATTTTTGTTTTTTCTGAAAATGCCACCAAGCTTTATTATAGTAAACTTCATCTCGCAGAAAATTAATTTTTAGCTCGTTACCATTGAGGTCGTAGATTTTTGTGACCTCTCCCTTTTTGTCTATTTCAGCCAGTAGATCAGCAATACGAGAATCTGCATGGTTGTAAATCTTAATTAATTCGCTCGTCATATCAACGTCTCAAAAATACAAGTTATCCTATATTCTAATATTATTTTTAACTGGGCATAGCATGATAGATCAAAAAGAAGAAATGGCGCCTTTATTTGCCTTAGCATATATGAGTCTTATTGATGAAGATCGATTAAATAGATGGGTCAAGGCTTCTTTTGCGCTAGGAAAAGTAGAGCCTTTTTTTATCTCCACATTCCAAAGCTTAGGGAGACTGGACTCACGCTTAGTGTTTTTCGATAAAATTATTATAAAAAACCTTATGAAAGGTGATAAAGGAGATTTAGATTTTAATGCATATACTATTGAGCATTTGTCGCAAGCAACCCTTTGGTTGTTTGGAGCTTATGAAATAGTTAGAGTGCTGAATGATAAAAAATTTAAGAAAAAGCCTGAAATGGCTACTTATGAGAAATACCAACCTGAAATTAAAGCTCTAAAATTAAAGCTTGCACGAATAAGAATGCCTTTAGCAAAGTTTGCACCAGCAGATAAGCATAAGGAAGATGCACATGTGCCCACACCAAGTTTTAATCTAACTCATGGGGTTGCTTGGCAAATTACTGAAACAGAGTGGATTATAAGAAAAGAACTTTCAGATGAGATGCTTGAGTTACTTGAAAAGATCTTTGAAGAGACTAAAACTGAATAGAATTTACTGTAATAAAATGCCAGTCTTTGAATTTTATTGATTTTATCTTGGTTATTATTTTTCAATAACTTATATTAAAACCATTCAGTTGGCCAAGCTCTGCAGATGAGTTGGCCAACATTGAGCTCTTGGTACAAAATGCTAATTCACAACACACTGTACGCACACACTTACTCGAATATTATTTTTGATCGTATGAGCCGAGCACCCTGAAAATAGAATACACAGCAATGTAATTACGGAAGCTATCCTTGAGCGTTTACAATGAAAGACTTTCATATAACAATCCGATTAGCAATCCAACCGTAAAAAAATTGCTCTTGGCTTTTATTCCGCTCACAAATCTCGATATAGCGCTGACCTTGCATAATGTTGAGAACTCGCACCAAGACATTCTCACCCTCTTTGCCACGTTTGGCCAGATATGTTTTAAGAGCACCTAAGGTATTAGAGCCATACACGCCATCTACTTTCAAATCTGCATATCCTGCTTTACCTTGGTTGTTAAGTAAGTTCAAAGCCCGTTGTAGAAGTGGTTTTGCAAAGTTGATACCACAGTTCACACCAGTATCTAACAGCTCTTCAGCTACAGCAGAAGAAATGATATTCACTTGATCAAAACGCGGAGCCGTCCAGTACTGCTTTTTATAAATTGCTTTGGCCACATCAAGCGGTAAATCTTTCATATTGCCCTTATAGCCGTTAGCACGGGCGACCGCTTCAGTAATACCGAACTTTGTTGCACCTCCTCGATCTGCAGGATTATTTACATACCCACCTTCACGCTTAATCAATTCTTCAAGATATTGTTCAATGTTCATCTCAGTTTCCTTTAGATATAAAAAAACCGCCCGAAGGCGGTATTAACTGTTCGTAATATCGTTTTTGGCTTTCTTAACTTCTTTAAGTACCTCAATAATCGTTTTACCTTCCTGTTTGTTAATAAAGTTAAATATCCAGCGGACTAAAGCCCAACCGGGTAAACCACAAACAAAGAAGAATCCACCAAGTGCAATCATCCCCCATATATCAGTAACCCATTCATGAAGTCCCCACTTCACAATAATGAATGAACCACCTGCCAAACTCGATACAACCGTACAAATAAGCCCCACGGCCCACTCCTGAGGTGAACGTGGCATACGTGTCATTAATACAACTGCTGCAACCAAGCCGACCGCTAAAGCCACCACAATTGCAACTCCATAAAATTTTAATAGTGCTGTAAAACCGCTTGTTGAGACTGGTTCCATGCCTTACTCCAGATTTTTGGCAATAAAAAAGCCCTTAACTTTGAAGTTAGGGCTTTGCTTAATTAATAATATTACCACTTGAATGATTGACTCAATTTTTTCAGCTCATCATCAGACATTGTTTTTGTATAGATTGCAACGTTTTTAAGAAGTCCACAAAAAACACTTCCGATCGTGTTGAAATTTGTTGTGTATAAAAATTGAATAGCTGACAAAACCGAAGAAGCATTACCGGTGAATGTTGCTAATAAAATTCCATCATTGAATAATTTGATCGTATTCGCTGAATACTTCACAGTTAATACTGCATCTGCTGTATTTGTCGCTGCAAATTCGGTAGCCCACTGCTGAGTCGTACCGTCACTTAGTCTCGTTGAAAAACGTGCAGTTGTGTTAATAATTGCAGAAACAGCATTTAAATTCGTATTGATTTCAAACAGTCGAATTAATTGCTCTGAAAAGTTCTTCGATTGCATTGCTCTGATTCGAAAAATGAGAGCAAAATCGGTTAGTCCAGCAAGTAATGATGATTTTAAAAAGAGACTTGGTGCTGATGTTGCTGATAAAAGTGGATGGCTCGGCACAGATACGGTATTTGTATATGTCTGATAATGCTTAACGTCGCCTGCAACAGTAAAGTTCACAATAGACTGAGCTGGGTTTGAAGCATTAGCTTTTGTCTTATACAAAATATATTTTTGCTGTGTCGCTGTAAGTGAATATGTATCAACAATTTCAACGTCACCAGAGACTGTGACAGAACCAGCACCCCACATCTGCAAGATAAAAGCCGCGCCAATTCGAGCCGCAAGCGTATGTGTTAAAGTTTGATTCGTATTTTTAAGACCAGTTCCGAGCAAATTGCTTAATGCGGGCGCAGACCAAAGACCCTTTTGATCACTAATCCAATCATCAAAAATTGGAGTATTTGCTGCAACTTCTTTAATTTCTCCATTCACATAAGCATTTGCCACGTTTGCTCGTGTATATGTAAATAAGTCACTGAAAGCTACTTCAGCACCAGCCAGCTTATATTTCTGACGTGTGAAATCAGCAGATAAGTAATAGCCGCTGTCTTTTAAACCACTTAAATCACCAAGATTCGCAGTAGCTGCAACATTTGATTTTAAAACTGTAGTCATCTAATTAATCCTTTTTAAACAATCGAAATAGGGAAAGTTTTTGCGTTGAACAAACGTCTGTAACCACCTGCATCTGTCCATATGACGTGCAATTTCATTTGTGTTGAATCAACTGGCACAGCAATCATCGAGCCTTTGTAGCAAGAATTTCGTGGCGGTGGCGTGTTTAACACAGAGCTGCTTGTAAATGTCCATTTTGTGAAATCATCTTTATCTGCATAAGCTAGATATAACTTTGCGTTTGTTGAGTCATTGATCATTGCAAACAGACGATCACCGATGTAACGAACATCTAGATGCCACCCAAGCTGTGGCGGGTTATTTGCTGCTATCCATGATTCATAACCCAAATCAATTGGAGCAGACCAACCATTTGGATTTCTAAAATCAGGATTTGTACGCATTGCAAAACTGCGTACTGACTTGAAGTAGAACATGCACCAAACTTTGTTTTTGAAGTCGTAAATAATGGCTGGCGAAATAATCGGATCAACACCGTTTTCTATATCGCCAAACAGCTTTTGAGGCTTACTCCAGTGAATACCATTCGATGTTTTTCGATAGAGCAACTGCATGATGTCAGTCGGGTTATATTGATTAGGACCAACGGTGTATGCTTTGCGATAGCAGCAATAAAGCTCTTTTGTAATATGATCATAAGTCCACCACGGGTCCGACAAATATCCACTTTTTCCTTCTAAGGATTCATCCCATGTTGGAGGTTCATCAAGTGGCTGTGGCATGTCTTTAAACATCGTCCATGTTGCCATGTCATTTGAACCGTAAATACATGGATTTTCTTCGAGTGGATTGTTTTCATAATAGGGCGTTTGAACCATCAAATATTTATATCCACGCAATGGTCGCGCTAGCTCAATTACGCATGGATGCGTAGGTGAATCAGAAAGCCGATACGGTGAATCAGGAAAAAAACCCTGAATATTTGAAGGATAATCACATTTGATTGAAAGAGCTTGTACAGCATCAATCGAGTAATTCTGGGGAACCAAATCTTTTTGAATCAAGATTTCATCTACTGCTACTTCATCACGTAGTTTTTGCAGATTTTGTTCAAGTGCTGTTGCTCTATTAACAAGTGCTGTGAAATTTGATTGCAATGAACCAGTCAATCCAACAAGAAATAAACCGCCATCATTTTTAATATATGCAACAACATTTTCAGCACTGTCTGAAAATATATGTGTGATATCACTTAGATTATTTGACGCTTCAAGGCTCTTTGTTTTTTCTCGAATTTCATCATCAGACAAATTCAGCTTTGCAAATTCGGATTGAACAGAACCATCAAGCCCAATCAAAACAAGGTTTCCATCGGACTTCAAATAAGCGATTACATTTTCATTGTTGTCTGAAAAAATATGGGTAACTGTTGTTCTATTTACAGTTGTAACTGACTTAGCACCATCAAGCTCTAAAAAGCTATCTTGGACCGTTTTTGGTAGATTTGTTAAGTGTAACCCACCATTTATATCTGTAAATTCAACTACTTGATCATTTACATCCACTTTGACAAAAAGCGCTTCTTCAATTATTGAAGAAAGATTTTTTGTTCTATCAGCAACGTCTTCAATATGAGAATTAACTTCTATTGTTTTTTGATCTGTATAAATTTTTGATTGTGCAAGCTCACTTAAACCTGTACTGGTCCAATAATTTCCATCTGGCGCACCCTCTGGCTTATTCCAAAACCAGATAACATCTGTATCTTCAGCTTTTGAATACTTCTTTAATACAGTGGGACGGGTTGCTAAAAGTTCAGCTTCAGTGGCAAAGCCTTCCATGAGTCCTGCTGCAATAACCTGTTGAATAGCTTCTTGAGACTCAGCATTGAAATTGGTTAATGCCGAAGAAACATTAATTAAGGCAGACTTAACATCAGTCTCCATATTCGTAATATCTTGGATAATTTCATCGATCTTAGTTAAATCGACCTTACCATCTAGCAATCCCAAAACCTTTCGGAGGATTGCTAAAATATCAGCGGAATTAGTGATATTTGCTAATACCGCATTCCAATTTGTTGCCATATTAAAATCTCCACGCAACAAAAAACCGCCGAAAGGCGGTCATAAAATTTAAAAAATCAGATTAGTAATAGACGACTACAGTGCAGATTTTTGGAGTGTATGACCCTTGAGTATTATCACCACCATATGCACCCATTAAACGAAATTTGGATTTGGTACGTGCAAAATCTTCACGTTCCTGAAAGCTCACTGCTGCTGTGTCATTAGCAGTACCAGTGCAAACAACACCATAATCTGTATCAGGTGCTTCATCACTTAAAGTAAATTCGATTTGGCCGCCACCTTTATTTTCAACTGAAGCAAATCCGCGGCTTTTAACTAAGTCAAAGGTTGAACCATTTAAGCGAATAATAGCGATTGCTTTTTCACCTAAGGTTCCACCACCGACCGTATCAATCGTAATATCTTTAGAACCATCAAATGTGCCACTACCCTGGATTACACCAGTGAAATTTATCTTTCTGCCTGTTTCTAACTTTGCTGCAGAAACAGCATTAGCGCCTGCATCAAGCTTGCCATCAATGATTTCATTAATCTTTTTGGTTATTGAGTTAAATAACCAATTAAACCATTGGCGTGCTGGTTTCTGATTTGATGGAAAGCCACTTAATAAAGTTAGTCCATCGGTATTTTTTGGCCCGTTCAGGCTAAATTCTTCTAACTTATCCATCTACTTCATCCGAAAAAATTAACTCAACTCCACTTGGTAAAGGAAACAACAAGCGGACTAGTTCTTTATCTATAGGTTGAAACTCAGCAAGAAATTCAAAAGTAACGGTCATATCCCTATTGTCCTTTAATTTGAAAGGTACTTCGGTTAATAGCTTGCAGATTTCAAATGCTTCAACGAGAGTGCAATCACAGTTGTTTAACAAGATTTTAGCTTTAACAACTGAGGGTAATTTTTGAGGGGGGATGCTCTGGCCACGATAACTACTGACACCTGATTCGCGCCAAAAACCACCAATATCTGGGTTATCCGTTTCACCGAAGGTTAATGCCTCAGGCTGACCATCGAAACCAAAGAACGGTAAAGGAATAATATTAGGAACCACCAGAGGTGCACCCACCCACTCGGCAAGAATGTGAAGCTGATCGCCAGTGGCCGTATCTAAGTCAAACTTCTCATTTATACTTTGCAGCACATTTATACAATCAAGAATAGGTTCTATTGATTCTTTGACAGTCTGTTTAAACTTAGGCTTAGATCGGTGCTCATTAATGATCAGATTCAAGTAATCATCTGTTTGCATTAACCACCTCCAGCAACACTAATCTCGATATTGTCTGAGTCACAATAGGCCACGGCGTTAAAAGCCAGGGTGTAATCACCCTCAACTGGTACGCCGTCTACAGTCAATTGAAGGCTTTCAATCTCATAAGATCGGGCATCCAATGCGCCGTATAAGCCTGCTGGTACATACAGCTTATTAATTGCAATACGGTCACCAATATCGAGCTGGTTAATGTAATCAGCTGAAGCGCTTTTGATTTGCTCCCCGATATCTACGGTGTAATCAGAATTAGTTGTTAATTCAAAACGGATACCAATAGATTTCTGAACTGGTCGCCAGTAGTCGATTGATACAGGATCACCGTATACCGTTGGACGAATCACTGTTGTATTTCCATATAGATCACATCCTGGCGCTTTCTTTACCCGAATGGTTTCGGCAATCAATTGATCATCTCCACCAGCTACAACAACGGCCAATGAATTGGGAGGAAGCCCTATAGGGTCGACGAATGACTTTTTATTTTCATAAACCTTACAACGGCTCACTCCATCAAGGCTAAACAACGCACCTAAAATACCTTCAGTATAAGAACGTGATGGAATAGCGGTTGATAGTGCCTGGCGTTGCCGTAATTTAGTGTTGCTTTCGACTGGTGCACCTAAGGTCGACGCCTGAGGATTATTAACGGATTGCCAACCTCGTGTAGGTGTTGAAATGGTCGTTACTGAATTTGGTAAAGCTAAAATTGCTCCAGGCTTTTCAGCTGATGCAGCTACAACAATCTCACCTTCAGGCGGAATAACAACTTGTGCCGGCAATAGCCACCGGTTATTGTTCTTGTCACTGACGATACCGTTAATAATGATTGTTCCAGCAATGCCAACCAACACCACAGAGACGCTTGATTTAGTGGCCACTGCGCGGCGAATACCGTTAATTTTCACATTTCGTGACAAGGCATCAGTATCAGCAGTACTTGGTGACATAGAGCTATAAACATCAGCTACAGCAGCATTACAGTCAGCAATTACACGAGCAATTACACCAATCCATTGCCCATCCTGACTATCATTTTCTAAGTAAACATCTTGACCATAAATTTCTCGATATTTTTCTTTAAGGTGCTCAACAATTTCACTGTATGTGGAAACTGTTACACCATATTGGTTAATTACCGGGGCTATGCTAGTTAGTGCCATATTTAAATATCCCCTTGCAGATCGGCTGGACCATAGATCGTGGTTATGGATGATTGAATGGATAACGTGCGTGTTTCTCCATTAAATTGACTATCAAATGAATCAATCCGGAGTACTCCTTGAGTCTCTAAAATGCGCTGGCGAATCATCAGTTCAAAAAGATGATCTGTGTATTTCCCCAGAACGTCTGTTGTCCACCCCGTACCATCTGAAGTATCAGCAAACCATTCACCCACCCAAAACTTAAGACGCGTCATAACCGCCTGCGCTACACCCTCAGGTGTATTAATATGGAAATTATTTTGACCTTGGCCAAAGCTATAATCCCCATTTTCATCTAGCTTTCTATAGCGCATAAAAAAAGCCGCCTTTCAGCGACCCCTCATTCATTTATGGTTTCGGTGGACCAGACTCACCACTACCCGGCTGTACTTTCGTATGGCCGTGGCTAGATCCAACATCCACATCATTATTTTTTAATGCCCCTATGACGCCTAATCCATCCTTCATTTCAACCGGGCAATTAAAAGTAGCTTTGGTACCTAAAAACTCCAACTCTCCAGCATCATTAATCCGGATCTTGGCATTGCCGGCATCATTTCTTAATTCAACCGCATCTGTAGCCACGTTTTTTAAACGTTTAGGTTGGGATTGCGGCGCAAAAGAAGCGAAACCATCAGATAGGTCATGCTTTCGGTTTTCAAACGGTGGTTGAATGCCACCGTTTTGCCACCACAAATCAATGCATCGAGATGAAAAATGTACTAAACACTCATCACCACTCTTAATTGGAAATGTTAGTGCAAATCCCCCGGCTTTAGGCCAGCATACTGGTACATCTGGTATTAATGGTAGATCCACTAATTCCATTGACCCATCTTCACGCATTACCGGTATCTGAATAGCTGGTGTAACTGATACTGTTTGCTTATCTGGATCATAAGAATCAACGATACAAGGCAAATTAGTCCACAGTACAGCTAGAGCAGATTTAATCGCATCGTTGATTGTATTAAGCAAATGAGGCGATCTTTCATTATTACTTAAAGCCATAATCAATCCACCGCCGTAATTGTAATACCGGATGTTGGAACAACCGCACCTTGACCAACTGAAACTGTGCTTGTATACCAGTCATCACCGCGTGTATCTCCGTAATGCTCAACTGCCTTGATGATGTAAATGCCATTAATACCACCAGCTGTTTTAAGGTCCTTTTGTGCTTGATCCTGTCCTTGGGTACGGTAATCAATATCAAATGCTTGGGTCTGGATACTTGAAGTATCGACATGTATGCGTCTACCACGGCGTAATTGAGGATTAAGTAGGCAATTCACCATTAAGCCTTCAGTAGTTAGCTGAGGCATTCCGACCATCCCAGTATTTGCATTCATTTCAAATACAGAGTCCAGCAAATAACTACTAATTCCGACCATATAGAGGTATTCATCATCAATGAAGTACTCCGTATTTGTGTCTTTGCAAAACTGGCGGATCTGATCGTCTAGTGAACCAAACATGACTTTGCCGCGAACATATTTTTGATCACTAAGCTGTGGCAATTCACCGGTTTCTACACCATTAGCCTGGTACTCTTTGGCGATTTCATTTTTTACCTGATCTACTGTCGTACCGGCAGCAATGGTTTTATTGACTAAAGCATAGTTTTTAGCTTTATCACCAGATTGGGCCAGAATACATAAAAACTTATCCGTAGGGCTTTCACGTCCACGCCGGTATTGAAAAGTTGAACCTTTAAAAATAGTTGATAACTCATCACCGTACCCTACTTCAAAAGTGACCATAGCACCGACATTTGAGTTGTCTTCACCAGCCAAACGATTCATTGTGTCTTCAGATAGGTTGTAGATATAAAACTCTGCTGCCTTAGGCGTTTCGGCCGTAGGTTGATTAATTCGAAATACAATTCGCATTTCAGATAAATCTAATGCCTCAGGCTCACCATATTTAAGTTGAACGGTTAGCCGGCAATTACGCTTCCATTGTTCGCTCATTCCGGATCCTGCCAAAATAGTTTTATGTTAGTCCCTAAATCATTAAATGATTGGCTTTCATCCTCATTGAGATTCTGAACATACATAGAGCCATTAATCAGATGACTATAGGGGCTTAAAATATCGATACCTGAAACTAAAGGAATACTACGGGCAATTGGTTCAGCATTTGCTTGATAGATATCTAAGTACCATCGTTTGAGATAAACCAATTTAAGCTGGTAATTCACCTTATTTAGTTTGATAAAAAATTTCTGGTTCCGATCGAGTAAAGGGATTTCATATAACGCCATTTTAAAGCCCTACCGTATATGCACCGCCAACCTGACCTAATCCTGTGATTTGAGATAACATGGACTGTTCAACCTGTTTCGGCTGTTTAGTACCAGAGTCAACAACATCAGAAGTTACTTCAGGATTCTTTTGATCAGCGATAGAAACCAGCGTTTCTTTTGTGGAAACAATAAAAACTTTCTTAAATACAATATCGATCATCAAAGCATTTTCGGACGTTTCATCAGTGACATTCTTTAATGACTTAATCAACATGTCCGTATAAAGGCGTTTACCAGTAGAAATAATAAGTCGTTGACCTTGTAAGGCCTGCAACCCCTGATAAATACCAAGAAGTGACAAATCTGACCCAATAAATGTATTACCTATTAGCCCGTTTAACCTGCCAGCACTTTCAGACCATCCGATTTTCATGGTGACCTCTGGTGGTGCTTTAAAGCAATGGTCAGAAATCGGTGAACCTTTTTCTACTGGATGTTCTGTTATCACAAGCTCATCAGAATGATTCTCTTCAATAACTACATCTGCAAACAAACCCATTATTGAACGATGACCACCAAACAATAGTGAGCCAACTGTTTCAGTGATAGCCATGCTTTCCTCCGGGCAATAAAAAACCCACCAGATGGTGGGTTTAACTTATTAAAGTTAATTTAGTTTTCTTTAGATTATCTTAATCCATTTCTTAATAAAACTTTGCAATAAGAATAATTAGTAGAATCCAATACATCACAATTTTTGTTGATGTCTGTAATTGCACTTTTCGTAAATTTAGATTCCAAGTTGCCAAAAATATTTTGGCTAACTTTAACAACTCTATTTAAAGTTTCTTGAGAAGACTCATGTTGAATGTTATTCACAGCAATAAAAGTTGATGGATTAGAGAAAAAAGAACAAGTAGCACTCATATCATTTACTTTATCCAATTTAAATCCGATACAAAGTAATTTGATAGGGGCACCAATTTTTAAATTTTGAACTTCCTTGATAGATGGCCCATTAACATATAAATGATTAAAACTTCCAACGTCAAAAACTATAACTGGCTCACCAAAATCATTTTTAGTAATACTATTAAAGGGAGAATAAATACCTTGAATCTTACCACCATAGGTATTTTCAGCTTTAAAGATGTTATTAACAAATTCTGTGTAAATTATTGAAGGACTAGAAAAGCTATTGTTAACTTCAATTTCCTTTTTTCTAAAGGTGGACCAATTAAATACTGACTTATTTCCATCCAGCCAAGCTTCAAAATCGTCAGTTAGAACTAACTTTTGTAATGGTGTTAACTCTGCGTGAACATTAGTTGCCAAAGCTAATAGAACTACATAAAAAATCAATTTCATCTAGTTTACTACCGTGTCTTGAAGCAAACGTCCAATTTGCCTTTAATTTGTTTATTACAGAACCAAGAACCTTCTTTATAAGTTTTAATTACCTTTTTAGAAATACCATCTCGGTAATATTCTTCTGCGTCTAGCATATGATCAACATCTTTTCCCATAGCGATTGAACGATCTTCACTATCTGGGTTCATGGTTGATTCCTCAATTAAAATATTTTGTTTTCCAATTTTTAGCGCTGTATACATTCCACCAGCACCACCACCTGATGAAACAACACAAGGTTTAGTAATGTTTTGCCCATCAACAATAAAACATTGTCCTTTTCTGTCTGGATTTTCATGAGCAAATGCTTGAATTGAAATACAAGCAGCTAACATTACTAAGACCTTTTTCATAAATTACCCTAACCAATTAATGGCTTAACATTTCTTGCCATTTGAATCATTGTATTTTCATTATGACGCTGCACTACCTGAGCCGTTTCTTTTGGATTGTCTGCGCCGTTAATGGTCATTTCAGTATTATGTGACTGATAGATAGTTATATTAGCAGAACTAGCATTTGATTTGTTCACCTGCTCCTTATGAGGGTTACCAACATTCGCTAAGTTTTTTGTATTGCTAATATTTACCTTAGGCGCTGAAGTTATATTAGGGGTGAAATAGTTTCGTTGATGCTTTTTAAAAGAGGTATTTTGAACCATTTCGCCTTTTGCAATATAACCATCTTTATTGGAATCCCAAACCTTATTAAGTTCGTAGGCTTCACTACCTTTTTTGTATCCATAACCCGTGACAGCCGTATACAAATCAGCTACATCCCGTTTTTTAGATGATTTAAATCCTCTCTCTTTAAAATATTTTTCGACATAAACCATTTGCTCATCAAAAGACAAAGACGCGAATTTCTTGCGACTCATACCATAATACTTTCCTTTAGTACCCCCACTTCCAGCCATGAATTGAATCAATCCTGTAGCTGAAGACTTTGGGTTTTTGGCACTAGGGCTAAAAGTACCACTTGTTTCAAAAGAAATTACAGCCGCTAAATCGTTAGGATCCACACCAATTCTTTTCGCAACTGCTTCAATAGTTTTTGCTTTATGAGAAGTAAAGTTTTTACTCTTATACTTTTGAGAAAAGCCTGTTGAACTTGCAATATTATTCTTAATAGTGCTTACAGTTGATTTAGTAGCACTCACTACAGCAGCAGTACCAGTTTTAGCCGCTTCAGTTACTGCAGCAACTGTTTCTTTTGCGGTACCAGCTGGATCATCAATTGCCTTGGTAACAAACTCTACAGTTTTATCCTTAAGGCTTTTAATTAACTCGGCCAACTGTTTAATACGGCTAATTGCTGTTTCAATTCCGTTTTCCCACTTAGACCAGTCAATAAGGCTTTCACCGCCATTTTTCCAAGTTTGATAATCATCCCACAAAGCAGCAATTGCAGCGGCCAAAGCCAAGACAATACCGATTGGAGAAGCCAAGAAGGCCAATCGTAAAGACTTGATTAAAAAGAGTAGACTTTTCAGCATTGGCAACACAGAAGCTAATTTAGCGATTGTGCCAATAAAGCCACCAAAGATAATCGCAAGTAAGGCAAACTTTAAACCAGTGGCCAAGATAGCTTTAAAACGCGGATCCAGTTCAGCGAACCATGCAATCGCACTACGTAAGAAATTATTGATCACCTTCAGCACTGGAATAAGTGCTTGTCCTGCGGTCATTACAACAACTTCAGTAATAGCTTTGGTCGTCATGGTGATGTCACGGAATTCAACCATGAAATCGGTACCGGACTTGGTCAGCTCATCAGTTAAGCCAACACTTTGACGTAATTTCTGGTACTTCTCCATGTTGTCGATGAACTTATCATCACGCATGGCCATAAGGGTATTTTCATCAATACCTAAAGAACTAGCATAAGCATTTGCCTGGTAGTAATCCATCCCTTTCATTGTTTTTGAAAGGTCTTTCATTACTTCCACACGGTCACGCAACTGTCCATTACCATCACGTGTAGCTACACCCATGCCTGTTAGCATGCCTTCATAACCGGGTGAGTTGCGCATCTTCTGCGCCACATTCTCAAGTGACTGTAATGCATTTTGAGCATTACCACCCATTTGTGAGATTGCATCACCATAAGCACGAATATTTGAAGCAGATGCGCCAATACGTTGAGATGAGTAATACAGCTTATCGAGTTCACTTGCTGTCTTTGTTACCGCGACAACTGCACCAGTTGCTAGAAGCAATAAAGTCTTGTGTAGCAATGCCGCTTTTAGCTCTACCCCCTTAAGGGTATCGACCATTTTTCTAGCGCCTTCATTGTCCGTAGAGAAACCTAAGGACACAAAGAAGTCACGAATAACTGTATCACTCATGTCTAACTCAACCTTTGTTTTGTTCGTTATATCGTTCGAGTAAAAGCTGGTTATCTGCCTGCACATCTAATGCATCATTCATCAATGCAACATCAGCTAGATCTACAGTTCCATCTTTTAATGATTCAAAACGACAAAGGCCACGAATAGCGGGTCTTAAAACCCAATCCTCGTGGCCTGGTAAATGCTTAAATGTTAAGTGGGCTGTTTCGTGCTCAATGCCTTCGTAAGCAGCCCTTGAATAAAATTTCCCAAGTTCGTACGAATGACGGCGATAGTTAGCGGCAAGATATGCTCCATGCCTAAATCATCAAACATGATTGCATCACGGACCACTACTTTTGCACCATTGCGGGAAACCACTGTTAGACACTTCTTAATGACATAATCAACATCATCCTCAGGCATCTTGGCGAAGGCATCCATAAGTGGTTGTAATGCTGAGCCAAGGCTTTCGAGATTTGCCTCAGCCAAGCCACTCACATCGTTTTCTTCAGCGCTTTCTAACTTCTCAATGGTTTTTTGAAGTTCGCCTTTTGCCAACTCCGTAAGAATTGGCATGATTGTAGGAATAATAGGTGCAATTTTTCGGGAAACATGGAATTGATCAATTGCATTTAAGCGACCGATTTCATAATCATAATTACCAATATGCATTACTCATACGCTCCTAACTTTTGATCAATCTTGATTGCATCAAATGCCCATTCATTAAAATCACCGACTTCTTTGTATGCTAAGTCGGCATGTTTCTTAAAAGCACATTTAGTGGCGGTCGCATTGTCACCAGATCCGGTATGGTTCAATGTGATTGTGTTCTTACCCCACTTCTTCGTGCTTGAACGCTGAATGTGGTAAAGGTTGGAAAGCTTGGCATTAACAGGAGATGTTTTTAATAATCGTACAGTCACAGTGCCAGACTTATTAGCACTTAATGAATGCATCCCTTCGCCGTCTGAACCAATAGTCATGGTGTTAGCATCAGCAGCCATTGCAATGGTAATACCTTCAGCTGCAACGCCTGCACCGTAACCTAGATCAATTACACCATCATCACTGGCAAGCGTGCATTGAGTATCCATAAATGAATATGTAGACATATTTTCTTATCCTTATTAGCGGTTAACAGAAACAAGCACATCTGTGAAGTGTGTTGCACCTGCAAGTTTGGCTGCATTCTGAAATAGTGGGGCCTTGCGTGCTTCTCGCTCAGATTGAGGTTGGTCATCCAGACTATTTGCAAAGACATAGAAGCCTTTAGATAAATAGTCGCCAGTATTTAGAGCACCAAAAGGCTCACCATTCCATCGACCTGGAGCAACCAAACCGTTTGAAACCGATTGTTCAAATGCCCGTTCCAGTACGGTACATTGGCGATTTACCCCGGCTTCAGTCTGAGGAATCTTTGTTGTATTGGTATAGAAGAGATTAAAAATTGCTGTCTCTAAATGGTTTTGTAGCCAATCAAGCCCGTGGATCTCGTCAATGAACGTACCATCACACATAACACCTTCTTGTAAAATGGCCGTGTCGTTGCTGTATCCAGCAAAAACATTGCAGTTTTTATTTTTCAGTGCTTTTGCCTGAGAAACCTGTAAATCTTCTGCTGTTACAGATGGAAGCTGCTTAAACTTCAAGGTAATAGTTGTGTTGGTACCATTGAAATTCACGCTGAATGCACGACCAAACACCGATGCCGCCGCATGTGGGGTATCACCAGAGAAAATTGTAAACGTACGGCGTAAATTCGCTTTACTAAGTTTGTAAGCCAAATCAGTTGTACTGGTACCATCCAATGCCAAAGAGTTAGTAATAGTTTGGCCATAAATTCGTGTCGGTGAAGCGGCTTCAATAAAACTCGCAACCTCTAAGACATCCGCATCAGAAATAGGCTCTGCGATATCTAACCCATACCACTTAAGTGACTTGTCTGCTAAATGTGTAATTGCATCCATCAATGGCTCAGCAGCATAGCCGTTTACTGGTACCGAAGCATGACCAACGGTTAAACCCATCAATGAAGAAACGTCAGTACCGGTTGCATTGGCAATAGCATAGGAAATTGTCGAAGTGGTACCAGTGGTTAATGACGTAATTTCAAAACGGTTATAAACATCATTCCAAGTTACTGAAGCGGTACCCAGCTTGGCTGTTAGGGCAGATGCCACGCCATTTAAATTGGTGACAGCTGATAAGTTTAGGGCAGTTACAACCTTTTCAGAACCATCAATGGTGATTTTCATCGAACCATCTGAAATAGCTGTGAAGTTTGAAATATCACGTTGATCTGCAGATAAAACCGCACCTTTTAAAACCGCTGAACTTGCCGATTTAACCCAACGGCCAATATATAAAGTTCGTGGTTTTGGGGATTGGCTAAAGTACAATTCAGCAGCTTTATATTCTGGCGCATCGGTACCATAATCTAATGCTACAGGTGTAAGACCCGAATATTCGCGTAAACGTTCAACTGGATCTACAACACCATCCGTGGCACCAAGAATAAGTAAATTACCGAAGCTACGTGGCCCTGCTGCTAATGCCGCCAAACTAATGGAGACATTAACAACGTCTGAAACAGGCAATGTCATGGATTAACTCCTAGGAAATTCTATCGGCCCAGCATCTACAAATGACTTAACAGCAAACGTGCGTAATGTTTGCCGCTTAAAGACAGCGGTTAGGTCATATCGATGTACATACTGATTATTGAGAAAGTCAGGCGCGGTGATGATCTCACCCACCTTGATAAATTTGATTGTTTGCGCTTTGAGTTGCGCGATGTTTTGCGGAATGCCTAGACCATCCTTTAGGACGTTTGCAATTGATTGGCCATGGTCGCCGTAGAACGATAAAAACAGCGTCAATTCTTCATGTCGAATTGAATCCATTGTTTCGTCTTTCTGGTCGAAGTAAGGCCCATCATCAGGAATTATTGACTTTACGGCGAAGGCGCACCAGTCCACACCAATTTCGGGGAGTGGCGGTGGTTCTCTTTGGAAACGTGGACGAACCATTGCACCTGGTAAAGAAGTAATACCGACAATGAAGGCTTGAAAGATGTCTTCTAGGTCTTGGTCATAAGCAGATCCGCCACTAGGGGTGATATATCCCCCTGAAGCAGAATCACCCATGATTACCCCAGTGGTTTAAGCTCGCAAATTGCTTTTATGAAACCTTGGCCATAATGTAGATTGTCCAGCACTTGAGCAACTATGTAGGTTTTACCCTTCCACGTAATCTCATCTGCTTTGGTATTTTTATCGCCTGAAGTTAAAGCAAACTGTGTGTGAATGTTGATTGCGCCTTTAATCAATGTACCATCTGCTCGACGGTCCATATTGAGGCCATTATTTGTAGTAACTACGCCATTAAAAGGTGTTGAGGTAGTCGCCTCTTGAGATCGTCCGTTGTTTCCAGCGATGATCTCTGTACGCTTACAGATAATGCCCGTGTCCATGAAGTCTGGATCTAGCAAAACGTCTGAAACATCAAGTTGAGCCACGCTTTACCTCCTTTTCCTTTTTCATGATCACGTAAGTAACCGACTTTCTAAGCTCTCCAGTATCAATCAACGGCCGAACTAGGCCAGACTCAGCTGGACCAGTTTCAAGCTGTTTAAGATACTGTTTAGCGCCTTTACGGCCACGCCGTGCTCGAGCACGGATTGTGGCCAAAGATAGAGGTGCAAATTCACCATTAATGAAATAAGCCCGAACTGAATTCATTGCAATCATTCCAGCGGACTCAAGCAATTTCATCATTTTTTGGCTATTGCCATCTAAAGCAGCATCAACCGCTTTAACCAGCTTATCGCCTACCTCTTCTTGAACTTCTTCAACACCTGGCACAAGGAAAGGTCGCTCAGGAATGTTTTGAGAAGGTGAGCCGGTTTCCTGAAGGTAACCAATTTGTGCATTGGTAAGGCCGTCACCATCGGTTCGAGCCTCCCCATGCGGAATACCTACCAAAACATCCATTTTAGAGAGTTCAGCTACAGCTTGGAAAATGTCAGCTAAACCATTACCAGAAGATTTAACACCACTGCTCATAATTGGATGCCTCCAGTGCCAGCCATTCGCAACAACTGATAAAACTGGACGCCCCAGGTAGTTTGGTTCCAATGGCCAGCATCGGTGATGAGAACGCCGGAAACATCCATAGACTTTGAAACGCCATCAACGGATTTAGACGTCTCATTACCCACGATTTTGCCAGCATCAGCACCAATGCTTGCAGCACTCATCGTACGCCGGTAAAGCGTAAGATAATGAGCTATGAACAGTGTCAAACCATAATCAAGCATATCCTCCCAACGTTCCTCGCGAAGTAACTTTTTCCCGAGGTTTAAATAGAAATTAAACTGAAATGACGGATATTGCGTTGTATCAGCAAATGCCGGCATTTCTTCACGAAAAGAGGATTCACTGATCATGGGTTAGGTTTCCTTCGGTTGCTCTTTAGCTTTTGCAGGTTCTTTAGTTTTTAATTCCGAAGCCTGCGCTTGAAGGGCCTTATCCAACTGGATTTTTAAATTAGCGATTTCGGTATCACGCTCTTTAACGATCCCTTCAAGTTGTTCAATTTTCTTGGTAGCTTCATCTGACTGAGCTTGAAGAATGCTTAGGTCTTCATTCGCTTTTTCCAGTTGCTTTTGTAGCTCACCTGTTTGGATATCATTAGATGAAATCTCTTGGCAGTGAGCCTTTACGAACCAGTTTTCCGCAATCTCTTCATCAACTGTTTGCAGTCCTGCATTCAATTTATGTGATCTAGGTAATCCATGTTCATCAGTTCCAAGATTTACTGATAATGGTCGAGAAAGAAGAATTTGTACTTTTTTGCTCATGTGCTTGCTCTCCTTATAGACCATCGGCATAGAACGCTGTTTCTGGATACACCCATTCGACTGCACCCAAGCGGCCGTAATAGGTAGTCAATTGACGTAAATCACGGTACTCAACTGGTGTACGTTGTAAAGGGACCATTGGGAAGCGAACACGGTTTTCATTTTGCGTATAGCACATCATACGATCAGTACCAGCAGTACCACGCCCCATACACCATTTTGAAGGTTGAATGTCTAATGGCTTTCCGTTCTTAGCCATCGAAATACAGTTAACTTTGATGTACTCCAGAACAGAGATATTGCCTGCTTCAGATACTTTTCTCGTCACTGCCAAACCAAACTGTTCAGGTGGTAACAACAACTTAGATGGACAAACTGCAAAACCTGAAGCAATCCAAGCGTTATAGAGAATCATATTTACGTCGGCTAGCATTTCGTCAGCAGTTGCCAACTTCCAACTCTTATTAACGTTTGTTGCCCCAACCTTGTCAGAGTTCAACAAGCCTTGTACGCCAATTACATCATCACCGATATAGACTTGCTCATCGGTATCCATGTTGTGCTTAAGAATTAAGCCGCTGTGCTTGAGGGCATCAACTGGGCGACCAACTTGGCGAGCCGATTCTAATTCAGGAATGGTCCAGCCAATCTGGTTGGCCCATAAGGTTAATGGCTGTGCTGTTTTGCCGATATCTAACGCAATACCTTGGATAGCATCTGCGTTTTTACCTACCCAAGACTTACCTTTAGGGGATGCACCACCAGCCGCCGCAAATGTAGCATTTGAGAAACTTGAAATTTCATCTGCAATTGATACGTCTGAACGTAGATCAATGTCACGCGACCAGGTTACATCAGCTAATGGCTCATGCATTGTCTGGTCTAAGCGTTCTAATTCACCGACTAAGAAAGCGCCCGTACTATCTACAGTCTGTGCATCAAATGTCATCATTTGATCTCGTGTACGAGCTCGTACAGGTTTAGCTGTCCCCATCGCCACCGCTTGCGCAATTGTATTTGCAACTATTAGCTTGCTCATATTGTCTTTTCTCCAAGCACAAAAAAACCACCTAGTCGGTGGCTGTGCTATGCAATAAATATTTTAGATGTTGAAAGAAATTTCTACGTTGCCTTGTGCATCGGCATCATGCATAAAGAATGCATTCGGCAAGATAATGCTGTTAGCGCCATCTGCAGCGGCTTCAATACCCCCAACTGGTTTAGCTTCAGTACCAGCGGCAATACGCACATAAACAGTACCCGCTTTCTTAGCTGTACCAGCATTACATTTCACAGTCATATATCCACGGCGTAAAACATCTTGAATGCCATTAGGTTGAGGCGTTGCTTTACCAAGCTCGTTTTGTGCAGATTGAGTTGGATATGCACGAACTAACAAGCCATAAATACTTGCTGCTGTATCTGCTCCAGCTAATAGAACAAATTTACCTGTAGCAGTATCAATCTTTCCGAACAAACCAAATGCAGGGAATTGAGCGCCTACTGGATGTGATTCAATAGTTGATTGGCTTTTACGAGAGACATCACCAGGGATGCCGCTTGGCATGCGATATAAAAATGCATTAGACATATTTCTTATCCTTGTTTGTTCCAGAATTCACGGTTACGTTGATTGATTTCAGCCGGTGTCGGTGCAGCGCGGCCGAAATCTCGAGTGGAAATACCAGAACGCACACCTTTGGCATTGTTCTGTTGTTTGATGAGCTCAGATGCTCCGACAAATGCCGCATCGATCGTAAATGTAGGCAATTTATCAAAGTCAGGATTTGGACCCACAAATGGGGCAATAGCCTTTTGACCGTCTTCAGTTGCATATGCTGCTTTGAGAACTGATCGTTTAGTGTTTAAAACAGCTTTGCCATTGTTCACACTATCGAAGGTCGGCATGCGATAACCCGGTGAAAGAATTTCCGCACGTGAAATGACTTCTTTTAATGAGTCACCGGTATAAGTTTGTGTACCAGATTCATCTAGTTTTTCAGCTTTTCCTGGCTCAGTTAAATCACCGTCATCCTTTGTCTTATTTTCCGGATCGTCGTCATCATCTTCGGTTTTCTTTTCCGGATCATCAGTGTCTTTGGTTTTCTTCTCTAATTTAACCAAACGAGAATCCATAGTTTTGAGCAATTTGAGAATTTCACGATTAATAGCGGCATCGTTAGTTTTGCCTTTATCGTCATCTTCTGGCTCTTCATCTTCTGTAGGGAGATCTAGGTCTTCATCCTCTACAGCTTGTGCTATTTTTTCAGCCTCTTCCGCATCACCAGTTTTCACCAAGTTACGAATACGGTCAGCAAAACTGATTTTTTTCTTTTTGACCTTGGTCGTCATAAAACTATCTCCAATCGAGCAGCGAGAACCGCATCGCCCTTTATCAACTAATGCAATATGGTTAACAACAATATTGCTCTGAACCCCTTTGCCCGGGCTGACTTGTGTATATTCAGCATCGTAACCTAGGGAGATTTCTACCTTTCCTTTCTGAACAGCCTCAATAGTCGACTCATCCATAATTAATAAGTCGGCCATTAAATATTCAGCATCTTCACCTTCACCTTGGTGAACGTTGTGACTAGCCCCTTTTGATAGCTTCTGCCAATTTTTAGGGGTTACCCAGTCCTCTGGATGATCATCAACTACTGGCTTACCTTCTGTACTGGCAATTGTTGTAGGAGAAAATAAAACATCTTCTCCACGGTAGACCTGAATCAATCCGGTGTTATCCGGCTCAATGGGTACCTCACCATGTCCATAGATTAAAATTCCAGTTCTGGCCAATCGAACATCGCGGCAAAGTAAATAACCTTCAGGTGTAATTTCACGTGTACGACCAATTTGCCCAGATGTGTAAATATTGGACCGATCTACTGTTTTTTTGCCCTTAGCCTTTTTGTTTTTAAACATGGCTCACCTATGGATTTTCTGGTGGAACATGAAAGAAAACTAACTCACGCCCTCGAAAGAAATCCGGGTAATTTTCTGAGTCTGCAAAAAAACGTTGAATGCCAATTGTGATATGTTGGCATGAAACATAAATCCTTAAAGAGCCATTCCTTGCAATTTCAACGGCGGTTATATTTTTCTCTCCAAAATGTTGATGAAGTTTTTTTAGCAATTCATTGATATATATCTGCTCATAATCCTTGAAATCACACGGTTTTTGTCTTTTTAAACCACTTTCTACAAACTCAGCTAATGGATCTACCAACCCCGGAATTTCTTCAGGATGCACACCTATATCCATTGCTTGCTTAACTAGCTCTAGTCGAATGTCTTGGATGTTCATAGTTTTTTCTCGGCAATAAAAAACCACCCGAAGGTGGCTGTTAAATTTCTGGTATGACTGGTTCAGGATAACAACGACAATTAATGTCACACCCTGCATGCGCTCGTCGTCCTTTCTTTTTATCTACTATTGGCGGATCATCCCACTTAATAAATTTACCACTCAAATCTTTATGATCCTTTCGCACATCTCCATCTTCACTAGTTCGCCAGATATAACCCTCGGATCCAAGATTTTCGGCTCTCGCTTGAGTAAATACGCATGATGCTCGGCTAACCTCAGTCCGGGCAATTGTATTTGCTCTGGATCTTGTCACACGGCCAGTGGCCATAATCAAGCCGGCAATCTCACTTGAACGGTTACCTTCAATTAACGATCGAGTAGATAGGTCATGAATACGCTGAGCGGCATCTAACGGTAATGACTTTATAAGCCTTACTTGATCATTTAAAAGCTGCTGATATACAGCTCCCGTATCAGTATTACGGATTTGTTCACGTACACCTCGAGATAGATCCTTTGCATAAATGAGCCAAGTTTTCTCATCTCTTAAAGCGACATCAGCAATGATTCGACCAGCTGCATTTTGCGCCCAAAACTGCAAAGTATTTGCATACTCCTTAAGGGACGCCTCAATTAAAGGGTAATTATTTGGGTCATTAATATCGAAGCCTTTAACGATGGTATCGATGTAACCAGCAATTTTTCTAAGCTGCTGGCTGTAGCGTATCTCTGTCTTTCTCGCTCGGTTCGGTGTTATCCGACTTATCTGTTTCTTCATCATCTACACCTTCACCAGGGGGTGGCGGATCCTCATCATCAGCTTCTTTAATTTCCTCATCAGTGATATGAGAGAAAACACCCGTTATTTCACTTGATTGCCGCAACTCTTTTAATGCTGTTGAGCGCTTGATGAGTCCTGCTTCTTCAGCTGCAAGTACTGCGTCTGTCACACCTTTAGCTACATTCGCCTTTTTCTCATCATCTAATTGCCACAATGATGCGAATTTAAAGCTAAATGAATCAGGCAAAGGCTTGCCGAGCACCGACATATGCAACACTGCATAAAGAACCTGCAATGGTGTACGTAAACGGCCTTCTTGTTGCTGGTTGATGTTGTCGTAATAGTTCGCCAGATCAGACTCACCTGTAGCGTTTAATCCTGCTGGTGACTGACCAAATAAACGTACAAGCGGGATTCCAGTTGCACCTGAAATCTGCTGGCCAAACTGCAGCAAGAGATTATCTAAACCAGTAAAACTATATTGATGGGTTTCAAAAGCATCATCAGCATCCATAAGGGTCATCCCCTCATTAGATTGCCACATGCGTATCTCTTGAATCTGTTTAACTAAAGCGTCGTAGAACTTACCACCAGCTGCAATAATTTCACGCAACTTCTTAACTTTGTAGGTCCTTAGATGCGCCTTATAAACTAACTGTCCAGCGCCCAAAGTAGCACTATCAAAAATCGTTAGGCGATCTTCTAGGCGCTCAATAACAGATTGCCCCCAAAGGTTTTCGGTTATTGATTGCCAATAAGGAAGCTCAACACCATCCATACGTATGACACGGGAATAATGAATCCGTTGATTGCAAAGACCTACAGAATCCGTAATTACATCGTAGTACTTTGGCTTTCCATAATCTGGCCCCATTTCGGTGACCAAATCTTCCAATATAGGCTGAACCATCCAGCGATCTAACACCATTAAACCCTTAAACTGACCTTTGCCAATGGTATTGGGGTTTAATGGTGTTGAGACGTTTTGCCCGTCAATCATCATGACTGCCAATGAACCACCATAAAGACGGGACCACTTAATATTTTTATTAAGCTTGTCCCAAACCTGTAACCGATCCATTTCTTGGTCAATCATCTCGGAGTCTTTAGGAGTAGATAGGCCGTTTAATTTGACACCTTTACGTGTCATATCATCAGCCACAACATCAACTACCTGCCCAACAACCCAAGAAGAGCGATACATTGCTTCGAGTTTTAATCGCTGACGGCTTAAAAAATTAAAGCCATAACCAGATTGATCATGTTGATTCCCAGAACCTAACCCAACACGTGCGGCAAAGTTCTGGAACGAATCTTTAGTAAATTTAATCAAGCCCATAACTTTCTCTTTATAACTTGCCCCAGATACTCAGCTCTGAAATTTGCGGGTTAAAGCAAATCATCACGCTATCTGCTCGGTTCGGTGAAGCTGTGCCATCAGGTTGTTTGTTGACTAGGATTTTCCCAACACCATTTTTTGTGTACGTTGGTTGTGATAACTCAGTCGTGAGTAATGCCAATTCCTTAGCATCGATATCTTCACTTGATAGTGAAATGATCATATCCGGATCATAATCACGCCCTTCAAGCGCTCTAAAAGTTTCCTGAAAGCGCAAACGCAAAGACCACCAAGACTGGGCTTTAAGATTGGCGAAAAAGTCTTTATTGAGACGTTTCTCAACCATTTCCCCCTCTGGGTCATAAACTGATCCAGAACCACGGAAAGACTCGACATTAATCTCTGATAAGCCCAGCTCTCTGCGCTTTTCATTAATCACACGGGCATCACCACGGCACCCGGCGCCAAGGCCATCGGCATCGTAAAACAGCGTATCGATGGAATTCTCAAAGCATAGGTCCATAGCTTTTTGAGTCGTCCCGAAAATGTCATCGCCTTTACCAGACCATGTGGCCAAGTAAGTCATAACAACGCCGTGACGCGCTGCAAAAGAGTTTTTATCCTTACCCTCATCTGCAACGTCTAAGCCGCCAATACGGTCACCAGTAGGCTCAATCTGAAGCTTTTTGTGCGCATCGATAGCAGCTTGAACCCAAGCTGAAGGAATTAAGACGCCTTCTACAGAAGCGGCATAGTTAATATCGACCTCTTGAGCAAGTACTACATCATCAAGTGTGGCCAGCTGCTTTTCATACCATGGGTAAATAACTTTGCCGTTATATGTAACGGTCCAGTTCTTATCTGGGTTAGCTCGCCAAGGCATGGTAAAGACGGCGTAACGGCCGCTAAATCTATCCTGGTGAAATCGATCACCGATACCATTTGGTGTGGATCCTTTAATATGAACGTTAGTGTTTTGTGAGATAGCAGCATCTACAGCTTCTTGCCGTTCTACGAATGCCCATTCATCCAAAAAGTACATCGTGGTACGTCCACCACGACCGATATTGTCACCTGCTTCACCGGTAATCGTTGCGCCGTTATCCGGGTTAATGATGCGCATGTAGTTATCATGCACTTTTTCAACAAAGCCCTTAGGTTTTAACCATTGGGGCATTTTGCTGAACATATCGCGGAACTTATGAAATAGTGTTTTAGGGTCACCCTTCTTATCAACTAGCTCCTCTTTACGGCTACCAACTCCACCTGCAAAACCTTCTACAAATAACCAACGATGTAAGAAAAAGCCCAGCACAACATAGCTCATGCCCTCATCACGGGACTTTTCAATCAAGCCATGTGTTTGGGTGCTTTCACGTTCCTCTAACCACGCCACAAGCTCAACTTGTTTAGGTCGTAAAACAAACGGAATGTTTGCCGGCAATCCAAATGCCATACCGCGCGGGTCGTATGTCCAGATCCAATTGTTAAACCAATGGACTGGATCCTTGCTGCACTTGTAGATTTCTGCCTGAATACTTAATTCGTTTTGCTCGATTGCAGCCTTGTAGTAATAACGCCGTGTCATCTCAGTCATTACTTCAGGCAGGCGCACGTTAATAGTCCACTCTTTAATTAAAGGGGCTATTTCATCTAATGCGTATGTCATAGCTTTCCATTAATCACTAAGCGTGAAAGTTCCTGAGGCGAGAGTTTCGAAAGCTCTTCAGGTGTTAATGCCGGTGGTGATGGGGTGTTAGTATTTTCTGTTTTAAGTGGCCCACCACCAGCTCCAGTAATCTCAAGTCGCTTCTCGTAAAACCCTTTCATGATCTTTTGCATTTGGTCCACGATCTTAATTGTCATGGTCACGTTATTTTTTTTGGCAAAAAGTAAGTCACTCAAGATTTTTAACTGAACAATGTCATTTGCCCCACTTATGTTATGAATCGGCTGTTTGAGATATTCCTCTCTTGTAGACTCGAATACTTCCTTGTACTCCTTTCTTAAGTCGCGCCCTGCCACCTTAGTCGGGTCATAAGCTTCAACTTGCTGAGGTGAAACAGTGATGTTGAAAGTTTCCTTGATAGCCTTAACAACTTCAGTAGGTGTCATGAACTGCGCAAGAGACCGAACTATAAAGAGTTGCTCGGCTTTTTTAAGCTTCGCCATAATTCAAAATCCATCAAGGCTCATCAAGGAAACAAGGCAAAAAAAATGAGCCGGATGGCTCAGTTAATTAGGCAAGTTCCACAGCACTTGGAAATATTTACATCAGATACAAACGGCGCTTGCTTCGCCACTTCAATAAGTCGCTTCACGTTCTCGTCTGCTCCCCATCGTTTAACTACGCCTACAAACTCTTCAACATCATGGCCAGCCAAATAATGTTTTGGCAATCCTGTCATTTCACTGTAAAGAGGTTCGCCATCTTCATCACGCTCAACGCCGATGTGATAAAGCTCATGTTCTATAAGCGCACAAAAATCTCGATCCGTTGCTTGTTCGCAATAACTCGCATCAATTGTGATGAGATAAACCGGCACATAACCAAACCAATCACGCATTTGTTGTTCCTGGCGAGCCTTGCGCCAGCCACCAACATTGAACATGACTTTTTCGCACTGGCCAGAAACCATTTGCTTTTTAACCGTGCATGCTTGAGAGGCCCACGCGAATGCTAGAAAGCCCTCATTCTCATGTATAAGCTCAGCGATATGGTCATGGTCTGGATTGTAGAGTTCACCTTCAATGGTTAAATAATTTTTAATCACCCAATCCATCAGATCTGGTGCCGGTGTTAAGCGTGTAGCTTCTTCATCATCAGCTTGATCAATAAAATCAGTCGGTGGAAATGGTCTGAACTGTTCCATCTTCAAGCCTCTCTAATTCACTTTTTATCCAGTTAATGACATATCCCGACAAAACAGAATCTGGATGAAAGCGCTCAATCTTATATCCCAACTCTTCAGCCTGATCGTATCGATCAAGACTCCATGCTTTATTGGCCAACTTGCCACCGCGTCCACCAGACCAGGGCCCGCCCTCAATTTCAATCAACAAGCGTAATTTCACAATATGGAAATCAAAGCGCCAATGTTTTGTATGAATGGGCTGAAACTTACTTTCAAAGCCAATAGCTAAATCAGTTAATTCTTCTTTTAGAGTTGCTTCAGCTTCCAAATAGTTTTGCTTGGCTTTTGGTAATGGTGTGCTCTTTGGTTTAGGTTTTCGTTCTTTTTTCCTGGTGAGCATAAAATATTTTTTAGGATCCATCGGCTCACCTATATTTATAAGAAACCTTCAGGCTTATTGTTGAGCCGTGCAATTAATTTATTTTGCTTTGCTATGGCCAAAAAAAATCGCTCATCTAGGTGAGCGATCTGTTCTGTTGTTAAGCCCTTTGTATTGCAGCTTCCCAAATGATTGAGCTCTGTTTGGAGCTGTCTAATCTCATTTGTGATTTTTTGAAATTCTGTCATACATACTCCAAAAAGAAAAAGCCCCGCCAATAACTAGTATTTGGCAGGGCTCCATGCGCCGTAATCCGTTCGGCTAAAAGAGAGGTGTGCTTATAAAACACCTCTCACGAGATTAATAAAACTTATTTGCGTGTATTCCACTGGCGAATAGCATAATTAACAACTGATCTTTCTTCATAAACAGTGTCGCAATGAAAACTTTCATCCCAAGCGATCATCGCCCAAGCACTAGGGCCTTTTGATCCACAATCATGGCACCATGTGAAAGCATCCCATGCTATAGAGCCGTCTTCATCTGGTTTTCCATAATGTGAAGAATCTGTACAAATTGAATCAGATCCACAAAATGGGCAATTTATAGGTTTTTCATCTGGCTGTAATTCTGGTTTTTCTTGATCAGCATGCCAGGTATTTCCCATTTCCAGTGCTCCAGATACGCAAAAAGCCCACTAAAATTAGTGAGCTTCTATTAAGTTTTTCAGGCGATCCATGTATAAAGCGCCCATTTTAGAAATACTTATACTCAACCGTTCTGTTTATGTCAAGCAAGGGTGATTTCTTCTGGCTCAAAATGAAACGATCTAGCCAAGCTTGTTCTAATACTATTTTCCCAATTCTCTATACAAGCTTCAGCAATTAACTCGTATGGTTCATAGCGTTCAGAGTATCCAGATTTAGATACTTTTAATTTTGCGATAGTAATTTTTTCATGCAATGTATATGGGCGTTTCCCCGTACCACCGCATTTATCACAAAACTTAGATCCGTTTGGATATCCCTTTTCATTAAATAACTCCAATTTGCCTAATCCCTGGCAATGGCCACACATTGCCTTTGTAAATAATCGCCCACGCAAAACAACCTCAGCAATACCTTTGGCCACATTTGATAAATCGCCCTGACAATTATTTGGCTTAAAGTTCTTTTTGATCATTTCACGATGGATCTTACCCGCCAGTACGTTTCTAACGCGGAAAAAATCAGCAGAGTTAATCTCCCCTTTTTTTATTTCAACTTTACCCGGTATTTCACCAATGCGCTTTTTTGATTCCTTACCATTAATTATCCTGGTCTCATAAATTTTCTTTGTTTCTGTGATTTCTGCTATGCGCTCAAAATCAACACGTTCAAGCAGTAATTCTGCCCATTTTTTTGCGCCTGCAGGCAATAAGGCAATTTCTCCCAAAACAACATGCTTAGTAATTTTCCCTTTACCTTCGCTTTGAGCAATAGCAAGGCGAAGTAACTCAATAAAATCAAACTTTTCAACTAGCATAATCGCCTTCCTACTTACCCTTTACCTTTAATAAAAAACAACTTGTTAAAACCTTTTTCACATCAAAATTTTGCATATCGCCCGAATACAAGCATTGCTGCATCCCGTGCATGTTCATTAGTTCTCTTTGCCCACCCTGTTAGTTTTGAAAAATACTTAGCATCAGTTTTGGTTTTGTTAGCTGCAGGGTGAATCATCTTGTATTTCAAGCCTTGTTCTTTGCACCAATCCTCCCAAATCTGAGCATCTCTCTTCACGGATCCGATCCCCTCACGAACTCCGGCACCGCTGCGAGCTTGTCGAGCATCTGCATTACCAAACCATGTACGCAAACGGGCGTCCTCAATAAACAACATTAGATTTTCTTTGCCATGGCCCTCTACCAGCTCTAAAACTTTGCTCATAGCTTGAGTAATTGTTAAAGATTCAACATCGCGTAGTTGTCCACCATTACCCTGATCAAATGCCACTGCAAAGCCGGTATTTACTCCAGTATCAATTCCAATTAAAACTTTGCTCATTACACTTAACCCTTAAGTAACTGTTCCAATTGATTGGCAATGCCGTTATAAACACGTGATTTATCCAGATCACCCAATAGAGTTAACGCATGGGCATCTTGTTTATATTTTTCTACTAACTTAGCTAGATCTTCCTTTAACTTAATTATTGGATCTGGCTTATATAGATTGTGAGGTAGATTTGGAAAACCTAATGTTGGCCGCCCCCGTGCCTTAATTTCCAATTCATAAAGGTTTCTTAAATTGTGAAACCCAATTGGACAATGAATCTCACGATCTAACAGCTTTGCTAATTCGTGGCGTTGTTCTTCCAGCCATTTACTGTCCATTATTTCCGCCCTCTGTTTTTACTTTATTCACTTGCTCAAGTGCCTTCTCTAATTGAAGTAACTCGTTGTAATCAGTATTGGATAAGCCACTACGGTTATATCGGCCTCGTAATTTTTCACATCGAGTCTTAACTTCTGCAAAACCGCCGTAAGAATTTATTAACTCTTCAACTGCACAGCGTGGGCATTTATTCATGGCTTGCTCCTTTGTAACTCTCAAAGAAAAACTTCACAGGCTCAGATTTAATTTCAATCAGTCCAAAACGAAGTAAATGACGAGCATGTGTGCTATCACGTAGTAACTGCACATCACGGTAATGTGTAAGCATCTTTCGCCATCCTTCCAAAGGCATAGACGACTTGTTTGTGTTGCACGGAACACAGGCGGGATTCATGTTTTCTAATGTGTCGTTTTGCGGTCTAGTCATTTCTCCTGTAATCAACTTGCCCCCGCCAACATGAATTAAATCTCGTTTCACAGCTTCGATATGGTCCGCATGCCATTTATCACCGAGCATTTCTCCGCAATAAGCACAATGACCGCCAAATTTTTGTTTTAACTCTGCCCGTTGTTGTTTAGTTAATTTCATAAGCCACACCCCTTAACTACTGCACAGCCCAAAACTAAACAAATAAAGAAAAAGACTTTATTAATTGCCTTTGATTCTTCGTGATTAACTGCGCTTTCTAATTTTTCAGAATCCAAAATTTCTATATCTGAGACTAAACAGCAAAAAGGTTGGCCATCATCTAAACGACCAAATACCCGGTTATCATCAAACAGATCGACGGTACCATTGCCAACGAAACGAATGTTGTTTTGACCCTTGTCTGGTACATGTGTGAAATCCACTTTGACACGTGTACCCTTCTTTAATTCAGCTGCTTTGACTGCAATACGAATTTGCTCAATGTCAGATTCGCTTTTAACCAGGTCATAATGCTTATCAAAAAAACTGTCGCGTTCGATGTACATACAAGAATCAAATTCCTGAAGGATCTCTTTTAATTTTTGAATGCTGGTAATTGTATTTAGAGTAATCATGTTAAAGATCCCATATGCTTAACTGATTAGAAACAGGTTGTTTGATGTACTTATTCGCTGAATTAAATGATTCAATTCTCGAACGCATAAGAGCTGCTCGCATTTCCTTCGTGGGTGGTTGGTAGGTTCCCTTCCATCGCTGATCAATGCCTATGTTTCGTGCAATATTTGTTGAGTCAGCTGACTCAAGTGGAAGTTTTGAAAATATGGCTGGATTTAGCATTCTTAGACCATGCATCTTGACCAGTGGAAATCCATCCTGGTCACACACAACGGACATTATTTGATTAATGCGATCCCACCATTTATTTGTCCCTATGTCAGCAAACTCTCCAGATGAACCAAGGGCTATGCGCGAATAATCGGCAGCAAGACGCTCCAAGCGCGCAAGTGACTCATGCATGTGATAAACGGGTAATGAAAATTCTTTAGGCAGAGGACATTCAGATAGCAAAACATCATTATCTGCTTCGGAACCGTCGATAACGTCAGGAATAACTATCCAGTCACAATGCGGATATCTAAGACAATCGAAAGCAAAAAAATAAAACTCAGTCCAATCCTTTGTCGGATTTCCTGATTTCCATGCGCTAAATGCACCATTGTCAATCGCAAAACTTTGACAAATTTCGATAGCAACTGATAGTTGTTGTCTGTGGGCGAAACTGACAAATGCATGTCCCTGTTTTATAGCTTCATATGCTGCTGTTGCTGGCGTTATAGGTAGACCGTGATAGTGCTTCATGCTGCAGTCTCCTTAGATGAATTTTTAAAACCCATCTCGATCAAATACGGAATAAATGGTTTTTGTTCCTGAGGATCTACCAACTTTTGAGCCATACGCTTTCCAGCATCCATCCATGATTCACCGGTATGGCAAAATGTATCTTTGAAATCAGGATGGTTTACTAAACGGCGTGCGAACGCGAATAGTTGTTTTTCAGATGCGAAAGTAATTACTTCAGGAATTTGATTAGCTGGTTGAGCTGACTGACCATTTGAATAATTGTTTTGGCGAGGTGCCGGTGTTTTCATCTTGGCGTATTTAGCGCGTGCTTTAAGCATCCACTCGGCAAAGAATCGAACCATATCGTAATCAGAGTGATTGCGACCTTCGTTGAAGCCATTGAATGCTTTTAGCTCTCTCTCAAACCAAGAAGCTTTAAAAATCTCGTCAGTATTAATTGACGGATTGATAGAACAAATTTCAAACTTCAAATTTTCTAAAACAAACCATGTATTTTTTTTATTTTGATAAGTTGGTTTTGATAGTGTGTTTTGTGTGTTAAAAATTTTAACTAGTAGGGGTAAAAAATTTTTACTAGCAGTAGTTAAAAAATTTAACTGGCTAGCATTTTCAAGGTAGTTAAAATTTTTAACTAGCAACCGAGATTTTTGTGGAAAATTTAAACACAGATTTTTACTCTTTTTGCTCTTAACTGATTTTTTAGACACAGGCTTTTGGTAGTTAAAAATTTTAACTAGCTGCCCATTAAATAAGCTAAAAGACTGAACAAGTACTGAACTCTTGTTTGGGAAGTTTACATGCTCACCAACAAAATAATTGTCTATTAATGAGTAAACATTCCCATATACAGATTGCTCATGTTTTCTTACTAAACCAACTTTAACAAGCTCCTTTGTACATCTAACGACTGTTGGATGACTTTTCCCTGACAGTTCTTCTAGTTGCGTAAGTGAAAGCGCATCACATTCTTTTGCCCATCCGCGTGTTTTACGGTTAATAATCAAATAGATTTTTACTGAAGCATCAGAGATTTTACTCATTGCTTCATCTACAAAAGCGTTCGCAACTTGAAATGAATTAGGGACATACTTACTCATGCTGCAACCTCCAGCATTTGTATACGTTTTCTGTTAGAGCGCGTATTTGAAAACTTTGAAACTAGATCTTGGTATTCGCTTAAAAGTGAATAATTAGGATGTATACCGGTTAGATCAGGAAGGAACCGCAAACTAGCGTGCATTGCATATCCGGTAATTTGTTCTACCAGACACATCAATGCATAGAATTCAGGATTTTTTGTTGCACCATTAATTAAGTCTCTCGCGCTTGCCATAATGCAAGTGATGCAACTTAAACGATCATTATCCTGGTACGCCCAATGAGGTGATTGACCAGCATTTTTAATGGTCTTAAAAACCTCATTGGTTGTAAGAGAATGAATCGGAAGATAGTCATGCCAGATTCGACCTGCTTTACCATTCTCAGCCGCAGGTTTAAAGATCATTTGCTTTGCACGATTGCTAGATTCTTCAGCACGCAATCCAATACAATTAACAATACGGTTAAACCCATTAGCCTTTGCATAACGGCGAATTTCTCGTGTGATTGGTCCTCGTTTTAAATCGCTTGTGCACTGGCGATATTTAGGCGAAGGAAATGAAGGAACGTCAGGACGTTCCGTAAAACGTTTTAAAACCATATCAAGAAACGTTTTACTTGCTTTGGCCACAATAAAATCAACACCAGCTGCAGCAGCTTGACCCTGTGCGAGTTCTAATGCTCCTGGCCATTCCATAAAACCGAGACTTGCATGTACTACAAGAATTTGCTCTCTAGGAACAAACTCAAGTAGTTTAATCATCATGGCTTGACCATCTTTACCACCGCTGTGATTAATAACAAAAAGGGCGTTTTGCCTAATTTCATTAATTAGTTCTTGTGGGATCACGCGCCACCATCCCCTTCAATAATTTGGATAAAGCTACCCAAATATCGAATTTTCTTAGCCCTATACAGACTCGATATAATTACACCCGCGTGATAAAGATTTATGCCGTGTACCCCATGATCATCAACCAGGCCTTGCATAAACTCATCACGTGTTACAGCTGCTTGATTTTCATCATGGTTACGTTTCTTTAAGTTCGCTTTGCGTTCTTTTAATAAACCGGCAAGCGTTTTTAAAGCTGGCTCATGCCAGGACTGGTAACTTTGCTGGCGCTTCAACTCTAACAATTTGTCTTTATTCGACTGATTTGATACATTAGACATGTGATTTGATCCCTATGATTAATGAACACCTAAAGCTCGATCTCGCACATCGGGCTTTTTGTTTGTCTGAAAGAGAGAAAAAATACTTTTGAATACATTCAGGTATTCACTTGAATTCGTTGTATTCTTTGATTTTTTTAGTTCATCAATTGATGATTGGCCCAAGTCAACTTCAAGTTTTAAATTAATGGCCTCTCTTATCCATTTAGCTCTTCCTCTCTCATGTGATCCCACTAATTCATCTACAAGTTCCTGTACCTCTACTGGCACTCTTGTGGACATTGGTACAAGTAATTTTTTGCTTGGTTTTGAATGCGTTCTAAAGTTTTGCATAGGTTTTCCTTTGCTTTTTGTTGATGCAGATAATCAAAATCTGCTGAACATATTTCTTCGCAATGGGCTTTTCACTTTTTATCTAGACCAACTTCAAACGAAAAATAGGTATTGATCTTATGTTTCAGAAAAAATGTCTGGTCTTAGATCGGAAAGTAAAACCTCCCCACCACTTTGATTTGAGATTTTCTTTGACAAGATGGGTGAAACACTTCCGCCGTACGCAATTTGCAATAAGTTCCCCTTGGTGGTTCCACATTTTTCTGCAAAAGCCTGAACCTCAGAATCTGAGCCAAGTTTTTTCATGTAGGCCAAAAGGCTGCTTACTTGATTTTTGATACGTGCTGTTTCTTGAACAGAAGTCATAAAAACGGGTCCTAAAAGTTGCCTTCTTATAATTTAGTATTTTACTAAGTTTATTGCAAGCATCGTTTAGTATTTTACACATTTATTTTTTTAGTATTTTACTATTTAATTCAGCTATGGATATTTCAGCAATACGCAAAGCCAACCTTATAAAGTTGCTTGAAAAATACAGTACTCAAAAAGAGTTTGCGGAGTTAGTGGATACACCGACCTCCTATATCACTCAAATTACTCAGGGTACTCTTGGTAAAAATGGCAAACCGGTTAGTCTGGGGAACACTGTCGCCAGAAGAATTGAAAAGATGCTAAATCTTGAACATGGCTTTATGGATGTTGACCATTCAACTGATCATAATAATATTGTTCCCTTTAACCCTCAGGTAAACCCAAAGTCTGATGACTTGCGTATATCTCCGGTCGAATTCAAATCATCATTTGAAAATAAAAATACAATTAAGATTCCTGTGCATAAAAATGTTAGAGCTTCCTGTGGGGATGGTGTGGCTAATTTCCTAGAAGACGTAACAGATTACCTAGAAGTTGATCCAAATTTCTTAAGATTAATGGGTATAAACATCAAGCCGGAAAGGCTTAGGATTATTTACTCAACTGAATACAGTATGTGGCCTACTGTAGTACCTGATAGTCCTTTATTTGTTGATACAACTCCAGTTGATACTTCTGCAATGATTAGCGGTGATGTTTATGTCTTTATGCATAACAGCTTATTGCGAATGAAACGTGTGTTTATTAGTTATGGTGACGAGAAGACTGTACGCCTACAAAGCGACAATCCAGATAAGAAAAAGTATCCTGATGAAATCATCACCAGAGAACAATTAAATGAACTCGTTTTTTTAGGTAGATTGGAACTTTCGCTAGTTAAGCCTTAAAAGACTTATAGAGATCAAACTTATGAACCCACTTTAAGTGGGTTTTATTTTGTCCGCACTAAACAGCGTTTAGTATAAGAATAAATTATTTTTAGATTTATACTAAATTTATTGTTGCGTACTATTTAGTTTTTTACTAAACTAAATTTCACCAAGACAATAAAAAGCACACCGAACCTTCTACCTCTCGATGTGCTTTGCAAAATGCGAGACAAGTATGAAACAAAACAGTATTCAGAGTCAAACGACCGCCCGCTTATTTCAGCATCCTACCGCTGAAGAACAGCGCCCATCTCGTTTAGCAACCATCAAAGCTAACACGATCGATTTTATAAAGTTTATTGCCCTTTCATTCATTCTTTGGGTGATTGCGGTAGCCGCTGCGACTTGGATGTTTGGTGGCTAATCATGAAAAAACGCTATACCACCCCTTTCCGCGAATTTATTACTCGCGATGACAATGGCCGATATCACGTTCGTTTAGGTCCACAAGTTTTCTCTACCAACTTAAAACTTGATGACATTCGTATTGAAGGTGAAAACGGCAGCACACCTGTAACCGAAGACCTGCTTAAGCAAAGGCCATGGATCCTTCGCAATCTTGAACAGGAAGTTAAAGAACAGCGCAAAAAAGAACGTGAAGCAATTTTTTCAAAGGACTGCTTTAAGCGTACGCCATACAGCGCAAACCAAAAAATCGCATATAAAAATGCGCGTTATAACGGATAACTGAGGTACTCAAAATGAATGCTGCAATTAATCCCGATGTATTAGGTAATGCTACAACTGTAAATCCTCTTGACTTACCTGGTCTTGAACAAGTTTTTCATCATCCAACTTTTATTAAAGTTGTTAATGAGCTTAAGGCTCCAAAGTCTCATACAAATGAATTTGGTGGTGGCTATAAATATCGCTCTGCTGAGGATATTCAAGAAGCATTAAAGCCACTTCTTGTGAAGTACAAATGTACTGTTATTACTAGAAAATTTGATACCGCTGATGGTTTTGAAATTTATGCATACATGGTATTCAAAGACCAGAAATATATTCGTTGTGATGTTCCTGGCGAAGCTAAATATGATTTTGATCGTGACCTAAATAGCAATAAAAAGGTCTCTAAAACTCAACAATATGCTTCTTATCAGAGCTATGCAAAAAAATATGCTCTTGGCAATTTGTTAATGATTGATGACTCGCAGAATGACCTGGATACACATACGAATAACAATATTAAAAACGAGCGTCAACGCGACAATACTCAGAAATATCAAAACCAATCAAATAACGGTTATGTGGCCACAAAAGCTGACTGTGATAAGGCGCTCAAACAAATCAAAGATTTGCCATTAGACACGCCTTTAACTCAGGCATCTTATTTCTTTGATGGTATTCGCAATCAACTTCCTGAGTTTGATGAAATTCTTTTTGCTGCATGCAATGAAAAGTATTTGGCGATTCAACAGCATTTAGAAAGTTTGAGTCAGAAACAACAAGAAGCGATTCAATCTAAGGCTACTACTCAGCAACAAAAACAGCAGGCTCAACAACAACGTGGCAACACCACCCAAGCCCAAAATCCACCAAACGCACCTAAAACTGGTTGTATCTCAAATAAGCAACGCGACCAGCTGCAGACGTTTATTGATGAGCGCGGCCTAGATACTAAATATGTCTGTGAATTTCTAGGTATTGACACCTTAGCCGAAATTCAAGCCGAGAAATTAGAACTGGTCAAAGTAGAAATTGACAAACTTGCTAAACAGGAAATTAAAGCATGAGTGCAATTATTTTAGATACTGAAACCTCAGATTTCGAGAAGTTTCCCATTGAGATCGCTCATGTACCGGTTAGCTTTCTTGATAGCGGTGAATTGTTTGTTGATAAAGATGCTTGCTTTGATGAGTACTTCTCATGCCCTGAGCCAATCAGTTTCGGGGCCATGGCTGTACACCACATTCTAGAAATGGACATAGCAGACAAGCCTAGCTATGAAACATTTCGCTTGCCTAAGGATGTTCAATACATCATTGGCCACAATGTTGATTATGACATAAGAGCTATCAAGCTTGCTGACAAGTCCGTAAATGCTAAATCAATTTGCACGTTAGCATTGTCTCGCCTTGTTTGGCCAGATGCAGCACATAATCTTTCGGCACTCATTTACATGCTGTCAAATGGCTCAGTAAAAGCCCGTGAGTCTATTCGTAATGCACATAACGCGAAGCAGGATGTTTTGTTAACTGCAGTATTGCTCAAGCAAATTTGCAAAGCTTTAGGCATCAAAGATATGCAATCGCTGTTCTTGTTTTCAGAGCAAGCACGCATCCCAAAAAAAATTACTTTCGGCAAGCATAAAGGTATGGACATTAAAGACTTACCTGCTGATTACGTCACCTGGTTATTAAAGCAAGATGACTTAGATCCATACCTACGTAAGGCATTAATAAAAGGATAAAACCATGAATATTTTAAATAATGTTGAAGCTTTTGCAGCTTTGCAAAGCGGTAAAAATTTACTTTGTCGCCATATTGAGGGCGAATTTGCAGAGCTAAATGAGTTCCCTGCAACAGTGTTTGGAAACCCTGAATATCAGTTCTGCATCGATATTGAAAAAATTGAGCTTGCTGGTTTTACCTTTACAAAGCCCTGTACTTTGGATGAATTAGTTGATGAGCAAAAAGTCTTTTGGGTTGATTTTTCTAAATCAACAATCATTGCTGGCGATTTCAGTTCTAAAAATACTTACCTAGTTACTCTTGTAAATAATGGTGTAGTACAGAGAGATTTTGAAAATGCCCAGTTGTTTTTAAGAGGCTTTCAAGCATTTGTTGGAATCAATCAAGAAATTACTCTTACTACTTGCGATCCGATTTTTAATGATGCAAACGAAGATGAGGATCTTTCTACAGAAACAAAGTCGGTAAAATCAAAAAGCAAAAAGAAAACAAAAGAAGTATCAGCAGATCCACAATTATTGGAAACCGAAAAGGATATTATTCTTGATGGTATTAGCTCCAGCAAAACTGAGTGTGAAATTGATTCGCTTTGCTTTGGCCTTGAAAAACACTCCTTCACCCCTGACCAGCTTAAAGCAATTGAAGATGCTAAAAATAAAAAGTTAGCTGAATTAGCCGAAATCAAAGCTAAGGCTGAAGATGAAAAACATGATTTACTTAATTTAGCTGAAGCGGAAACTCAAGATCTGGAATTATCAGTTTTGTGTGAAGCCTTTATTGATGAGATTTCTAATTCTAAGAGTAAAGAAGACTTAGATTTTATTCGTGCTCGTATAAATTCTAACGGCGTTTTAACTGAAGTTGAAAATGCAGAATTAAATACACGCCTAAACATTAAAGCTAAATCATTTGAAAAAATTGATGATGCTGCAGATTCAACAGATGCTTCTCAAAACAAGGGTGTAAATTATGTTGAAGAGGAAGAAAACAAGTACCAGGAAAAGCTTACTGAATTAAAAAAGCGCGTAGATGAATCAAAGACTGTAACAGAAGTTAATGCTGTAACTAAATACACAAATTCATGGTCAGCTGAGCAGCGTGCACCGTTGTTGCAATATATGCATAAACGCCTCGAGGAGCTTAAAAAAGAGAAGCAAGCTAATGAACCATCATTGCTTGTGAAAATCCAGAATGCCCCTGACTTAGCCACTTTAGATGCATACGAAATTGATATTCACAGTTTAGATCCGCTTGCTCAACCGAAGATGATGCAAGCCGTAACAGCTCGAAAACTTGAACTTGAAAAGCCTAATACCGGCTCTCCTAACTATTTGATCGATGAGGATCTGCCATGAAATTTAGATACTCATCTATGACTAGAACATTAATAGTTATTGGCGATTTCATGAATCATCACTTCGACAATGTAAATGCTTCTGAAATTGATCAGTGCCTCTATAACGTTTTGCTGAAAGAAGGTAGCTGGAGAAAGTGATGCGAACGGTCGTGAAACGCAAAAACCTCTTAGCCTTCAAAATCTGGTTAGCCCATTTGGGCTACCAGGTTCGAGATATGGAAGATGGCCGCGGCTTTAATTTTAGGTTCAAAAAACAATATGGAATGGTCACTAGAGAGTTAGTTGGCAATTCGTTAGCCCAGACTCTTGGTAAAGAGTTTGAAGAACACTTGAAGTCTTAG